AATTTGTTAATTAAAAGTTGACGGCTGGAACGATTCTGTGATTTGCTCTAACTGTCAACCAATGGTTGGAAGGGATGGCCCGAAGGGTTAAGGTACAAGGAGTAAAACAAGGGACGACAAAAATGAACGAAACACTGGGGAGCAGGCTGCGCGCGCTACGCGAGGGCAGCGGCTATTCACTCGCAAAGGTTGCTGAAGCCACAGGTTTTGCAAAAAACACCATTCACAAATGGGAGCAAGACGTGATGGTTCCGCAGGCTCAAAGCCTGGCAAAAGTTGCTGAGTTCTTGGACGTTGAGCCAGCGTATCTGGCGTTCGGCGTGGTCAAGCACCGCCCGACGCATCAGAAGCTGACCGAGGCAGTGAATTTACTTAACGACACCGAGGCAGATTTAGTGCTGCAGGTTGTAAACAAATTCCTGTCTCCAAGGACTGTGACAAACGGAAACGGCAACGGGAAAAAGAGATAACAAGAATATGGGAGGGATATGGACGAAGCCAATGATTTAGAGTGCGAAGGCGCGCGGTTCGTAAAAATTGAAGTAGACCGATTCTACGACAGCGTATTGAATGATAGCTTTACAGCTGATTATGTGACTGACACAGAGCCGGCGATTTACGCCAAATATGCCCGCGTCCCCACACAATACCAGGCGATGCACAAGCGCGTTTGGACAAGCCCGCGCGGGCAGCAAATCATCGACAACTCAGACCCGCACGACCAGTGGATGTGGAGGACGCCCGTGGGTTACGCCATCAGCGAGCACCCCGCCCTTTCGCTGTTGTTCATCTGGTACATGCCTCACGCGATTGTGATCGGGCTGGATGGGCCGAAGCGCGACAGCGTCATCGCCTACTGTAAAAGCGAAGGCAAGGTGTACCACTCGCGCGCTCTGTACACCGACGATGAGATCGAAGCCTTCGACAAGCATCACTCAAAGGTTGTATACCTAGAAAATTATGTCCACCTGTAGGTTGACGCCAATTACAAGTTAGTTCAATATCACCTCCTGTCCATTTAGGAGGTGACAAATTGAACGATTTACAATCCACTCACAACGAACCTGACGTTGAGTACCTGGCTCAGCAATGGCTGAAACACAAAGCCGCCGAAGCCGCCGCGCGCGATGCGCGCGTCGCCATCGAGCAAGACATGCTGCCCTTCCTAGAACAGAAAACGGAAGGAGCACGCACCACCACTACTGACTCCGGCACCAAGATCACGGTAAAGCGCGGCTTCAGCCGCAAGCTAAGCCAGGACGAGTGGCGTCGGATTAAAGACAAAATCCCGAAAGACCTACACCCCGTCAAGATGGTCGAAATGCTTGACGATGCAAGGGTCAAGTACCTCATCAACAACGAGCCAGATACCTGGCAGCAATTGGCCGTCGCCATCACCACCACCGAGCAGAAGCCGAATATCACGGTGAAGGAGGCGAACGATGGCGTTTGATTTATCTAGCGTAAGCAAATCTAAAGGCATAGGCGCGCCGCGCATCTTGGTGTACGGCACCGCCGGCGTTGGCAAGACCACGTTCGCAGCGCAGGCGCCTGACCCTGTTTTCATTATGACTGAAGACGGCGCAGGTACGTTGGAGCTAAGCAGCTTCCCCGTAGTCTCTACGTTTGAAGACTTCATGCAGTGCATCACCGCACTATATGGCGAGCATAAGTACGCATCGGTCGTCGTAGACAGCCTCGACCACTTAGAGCCGCTGATCTGGAAGCGCGTCTGCGCCGACAACAGCGTCGAGAACATCGAGAAGCTGGGCTACGGCAAGGGCTACGTTATGGCGCTGGACTACTGGCGCGAGGCTATGGCGGCACTCAATGGCCTGCGTGACCAAAAGAGCATGGCCATCATCTTGCTTGCCCACCACCAGATTAAGCCATTCAAAGACCCAGAGCTAGAAACCCTAGATCGCTACGAGATCAAGCTGCACCAAAAGGCCAGCGGGCTGGTGCAAGAGTCGGTCGACGCGGTGCTGTTCGCAAAGCACAAGGTATCGACCAAGACCGAGCAGCTGGGCTTTGGCAACACAAGAACACGCGGCATTGCGACAGGTCAGCGCGTGCTGGCCACCGTCGAAACCCCCGCATTCCTAGCAAAAAACAGATACGGCATGCCTGCGGAGATCCCGCTTGATTGGGCCGCGTTTATGCAAGCAATTCAGCCATCCAAGGAGAAATAACAATGGCACAACTTAATTTTGCAGTGGCCGACGTGCCAGTAAATGAAACCTCTGGCGGTAAAGACTTCTCGCCAATACCAGAAGGCACTTATAAGGCCGTGATTTTTGAGTCTGAGATTAGGCCGACAAAAGCCGGCGACGGCGAGATGCTGGTGCTGACCTGGGAGATTAAAGAAGGCGAGCACACCGGCCGCCGCATTTGGGATCGCCTTAATATGGTGAACAAAAACCCGAAAGCCGAGTCGATCGCCAAGCAAGACCTGGCATCTATTTGCATGGCGATGGGCTTGCCAGGCTGCGCAGACAGCGAAGAGCTGCATTGGAAAGACGTAGACATCAAGGTTGTCGTGCGCCCGCCAGAGAACGGCTACGACGCCAGCAACGAGATCAGGGGCTACGCAGCGCCTGCCGGCGCGGCTACGCCGCCGCCTTCAGCGCCACCGCCGCAGAGCGTCGCTGAGGCTGTCGCGACAGCTGCCCCCGCTGGCCAACGGCCCTGGGGGTAGTGATGACCGCACAACTAAAAATTGAGAAAAACATCCCGTTACCTGCCCGCCGACGCGGGTCGCTGACGGCCAACAAAAGCGCCGAGGTCGATGCCCTGGCTGCGAAGATGAACGCCGGCGACAGCGTGCTTATGAGCTATCCGGTTTCGAGGAATGCGACATCGCGCGACCTGTGGCGGGCGTCGCACGCCGTGACGCACCCGCTGCGCAAGGCCATAGAGCGGCGCGGATTTAAGGCCGCGAGCCGCTCAGTGCGCCCTGGCAAGATCCGCGTGTGGGCCTTAGCGAAGTAATGGTCGCAATCCCAGAGCCAAGCAACACTGCACTCAACGCCGTTAACGCGGCGATTGAGGCAGAGCAGTCGCGCGCGCCAGGGCGTTACCACTTAGGTGCGTCCCTCGTTGGCGACGAGTGCGAACGCAAGCTCGGTTACACGTTTAGATGGGCGCACGCGGTGCTGCACGACGCACGGCTGCTGCGTCTTTTCAACCGTGGCCAGCTGGAGGAGAACCGATTTAACTACTGGCTGAAGTCGGCAGGGTTCCAGGTTTGGGACGTTGACCCCGACACTAATGACCAGTGGCGCATCGAGGATATAGGCGGCCACTTTGGCGGCAGCCTGGACGGCGTCGTCATGGGCCTGCCCGAAGCGCCGAGCAAGCCGCACGTCAGCGAGCAGAAAACACACAACGACAAGTCATTCAAAGACGTAGAGAAGAAAGGCGTCAAAGAGAGCAAGCCCCAGCACTACGCTCAGATGCAGGTCTATATGCACAAGATGGAGCTGCAGCGTGCGCTGTATCAGGCCATCAATAAGAACAACGACGAGCTTTATTTTGAGCGCGTCAATTACGACAAAGAATACGCCGAGCGGTTAATTAAAAAGGCTGAGCGCATTATTACCAGCGACCGCCCGCGCGAGCGGATCAGCCATGACCCGTCTTGGTACCAGTGCAAGTTTTGCGACTTCCACCCCGTGTGCCACGGCCGCAAAGCGCCGGCGATGAACTGCCGCACCTGCGTCCACAGCACGCCGAGGATGGACGGCAACGCCAGGTGGGTGTGCGAGAAGCACGACAAGGATCTGTCCGGCGAAGACCAGAAGCTGGGCTGCGACGACCACAACTTCATACCGCCAATGTTAGATCATTGGGCGACGCCGACCGATAGCGACGAGAACAACGTCCACTACACCAACACGCTTAACGGCAAGCCGTTTGTAAACGGCCCAGGCGGCTATAAGTCTAGCGAGATCGCCGCCGTTGTTGACGTGAGCATCATAGGCGACGACACCACCGAGATGCTTAAAGAAGAGTTCCCTGGCGCTGAGTTGGTCGGGTGACAGCTGCCCACGCAGACAAAGACAAGCTGCTGCAGTGGGCCTTTGACCAGGCACGCGCCAAGGCAGACGCCGAGGACGAGGCGCGCAGGCACAAGCCGCGCGACTGCTTCCACTGCACCTGGCACGACCGCCGCGACGGCACTTGCGGGTTTTACGACGAGAAGCCGCCGTTAGATTTTATGTCCAAAGACGGCGCGTGCGCCGACTTCATCGAGGAGATTCCATTTTGAAAGCACTGAGCCAGGCACGTCCCTCCTTGCCCTTCCGAGCGCTGCCCTCGGCCCTGGCAGGCAGCACTAACAATGGTTAACCGCAACTGGGAAGTCAGTAACGCACTGGACCGGCTGGAGCCTGTCTTTCGCGCGTCGCGTTTGACCGAGGAAGAGATCGAAAACAAGGCGCTGCTGTTTGGCATACCGGCAGATCGGTTGTGGGCAGCGCATCACCTGTACGAATTAGTAAGGCGGCAAGAAGATGACAAAAGCACTTGATAGGCAGGTTGGCGGCAAGCACTACCGCGATATGGCCATCCAGCCAGCGGAGTACATCATGCGAAACGGCATTAGGTTCGCCGAGGGCTGCGTGATCAAGTACGTCAGCCGTTGGCGAGACAAAGGCGGCGTCGAAGATTTGCGCAAGGCAGCCCACTTTCTGGAGATGTTAATTGAGCATGAGATCGATCCAGTGGAAACACGTCCGCGCAGTGCTGTTGTTGAGCAGAACATGCTTGAAGCTGACGTACCCCTGTCGGGGCTGCGCAAATGATTACCGAGGCAAAGCTAACCGAAACCCTCGGCTACACTAAGAATCAGATCAAACACCGCCGGTTGCAATGCTGGCAGCAAGGTGTTCACTATTGCACTGACCCAGCCAACACGACTGTCTACAACCTGGAGGCAATAACGCTATGGCAAACGAGCGAGCAACCGGCGTCTACAACAAGCGCGGGAAGTGCCAGATACGATGGTGGGAGGGCAGCGTCAGGCGAACAGAAACGCTCCCGATCACATATAACCCAACTGGTATAGCATCGGCGCAGCGCATTCGCGCACGCAAGATTCAAGCATTCGCAGAGGGCCGCGAAGAAGCCACAGAATGGCAGCCCATGCCAACATTTGGCGAAATGGCCCAAGACAAACTTGACGAGATCCGTCACGGCAAGCCGTCATCGCACCGCGCGATTAAGAGCCGGCTGCAGCTTTATTGGATGCCAAAACTTAGCCGGCATTTACTGACTCAGATAAAGCAGAAGCACGTCAAAGAAATTGTAAACGACATGCGCGACCAGGGGCGTTCGCCTAAGTACATCCGAGAAGTAATCAGCGCAGGTAGCAGCGTGCTGGAAATGGCCATTGAAAACGAATACATAGACCACAACCCAACGAAAGCTGTGTCGCGGGCTTTTAGCCGCAAGTCAAAAACCAAGGTGCAGATCGATCCGTTTACGCAAGAAGAGATGGACGCGGTGATGCCGCTGCTCAGCCAAGACGACAAATTATTCTTTGCGCTGCGCTGGTATTGCGGGCTGCGCCCTGGCGAGGTCATTGCCCTGACGCGCCAAGATATCCGCAGCGGCTACATACACGTCAATAAGTCGCGCGTAGAGGGCAACGATGGCACGACGAAGACAGGCTCTGAGCGCCAGGTGCCAATGCCGCCCCAGGTTTCGGCCCTCATATCAAGCCGCGTTACTGATATGCGAAACGATCACCTGCTGCTCACGCAATACGGCCAGCCATATTTAAAGCCGCGCGTATTCAACGAGCGATTTGTGCGCGCCTTAAAGGAAGCGGGAGTGCGATACCGCAACCCGTACAACGTGCGCCACGGTGCCGCTTGCAGGATGTTAGCGGCGGGGATGAAGCCAGGTTATTGCGCAAAAATTTTAGGCCACTCGCTGCAAATGTTCTTCACAACCTATGCAAATTGGGTTGATGCAGAGGAGACAAAAGCGCAAGAAGAAATCATGCGGTCACTTAAATAAACTGTTTTTACTGTCACCAAACTGGCACCAAAATAATTTACAGAATAAAAAATCTATGTAAATCAGCAAGTTAAGTGGTCGGGGTAGAGAGATTCGAATTCTCACCGCTATTGGCGCAGGTTGATGCAGCCGTAATTGAGACCAATAAAATCAATGACTTACATGCCCCCCTTGGTGCAGCTTGTGTACAGATTGGCGTATTGGCAGCTAAAAGTGTCACCAAACTGGCACCACTTACTGTTGCTGACGCATCTCCAGCATCTTTTGTTGCGCGCTATTTAGCGTGTTTTCCAGTGACGGAATTGAGCCGCCAACACTGGTGCCTATAACAAACGGGTTTGTAGCCGTTCGCAATACCGCTGGTATAGATTCCGGCCTAAAGAATTTAGGCAGCACGTCGCGTAACGGGGTGTTGGTCTGCAACTCTTTAAGGATTTGATTCAATCGAGCCGGATCAGTTTCAGTCAACATCTTTGCAAGCTCATTGGCTGTTGCAGTCAACTGAGTCTGCTGCAGTTGCAGCCCCTCATTACGCAACTGCGAACGCATTAGCTCGAACAATGAATTAGGCATATTGCCAGGGGCAGATTGATCTCGCAGCCGCTGCATCATCTCGCTCCGCTGTGCGGTTAAGCTGTTTCCACCGGCGCGCTCTGTGACGGCCATGTTTTGCTCGCGATTCATGTTTGCCATAAACGCAGCAAACTTGTCGTCGCCCGCTTGACCTGGCGGGAACGTCATTCGCAGCAATCTTTTACGGCGCGGCGTCTTAATCATATTTCGAGCCGTGTTTGCGCTTTCCACCGTTGAGTTTATTTCGTCCTGCAGTCTTTGCAGCACACCAAGCCGCCAAGCCTCTTTTTCTGAGGAAGACATTTTGGCTATGACCGCCTCGACCTCGTCGGGATCTTCGCTGGTAAACGCCCGCCCAGATTTCATGCTGTCCATGATTCGCGAGTCGCCAGCGTAAGCGTCTCTGGCACGCTTGTATTGCGGGTTGGCGTTGTCAAAGAATTCTAAGAAAGCGTTGCGGACATCGCGCACGCCTTGCCGTTCCGTCGCGCCAATACCAGAAGTATCCACGCCGCCAGGGAAAGCCTCGTCGTCTAGCCCCATTTTTATAAAGTGCAGAAACCGGCTGTTGATTTCAGTAACCGCATTGCCGTCGCGATCTAAAATATCGCCTGATTCGGCAATCATAAATTTATCTATGCCAGGATTGTCAGGGCTGTTTTGCGCAATGCGCAGCGCTCGCTGGTATGCCTTCTGCACGGCATTTGTTTGGAATAAGGCCCGCAGGTCGTCGTTGACAGGCACGTCTACTTTGTTCGCGACCCCATAAAGAGTATCGCCGCCTTTCTTTCTAGCTGCTTTTATCGCTTGAAAGTCATTGTAGAAGTTTGCTCGACGCCCGAACGCCTCTTGCAAGATTGTACCCAGGCGCGTTGGACGCATTTGCTGTCTGCGCTCTAGGTATCTATTTGCCGTTGTCTTTCCAGGGCCAGGCAGTACCGACAGCACATCGATCAAAGCGCGCGTGTTGTCGCCGATATCAGCCAGAGTAACGTCCTTGCCAAGCATGTTGCCGACATACGTTATGGCCTCTTCCGGCGTTGTCAGGTCTGCATCTATTGCCTCGCGCAGTAGCTTGCGTGCCTCGGCACGACCTTGCTTGGTCGCTGTCTTTGTAGACTTAAAGTTTTGCGCCATCTGCCGAACCGGCGCAGACGCCATATCTAAAATCTTTTGCGTCGCCATGCCAGCGCCCGCCCCTAAGCCGCCCTGGAACAGCCTGTCCTCTAAGCCGTCACCAGCGCCTACACCTGCCAACGCTCCGGCTCCGGCTGCTTGTTTCGCCCGACTTACAGTCGGCGCTGCACTTATAGCACGCGCAGCTGCCGGCACTCCGCGCAAAAGCGCACCCGCGCCGCCGGTAGCCAATGCTGTTGTCGCCGCTCCAGCTGCCTCTATACCCATAGCCTGTAGTGGTTTCTCGTCCCTGTATTGGTCAATAGGCTGATTAATACGCGCCCTGGCCAAGTCATAGCCGCTGACGGGATCTTGTCCCTGTATATTAGCGTTAAGCTTATCTGCCATAAGATCAAAGGCCGGATCTCTAAACAGCGCCTGTATCTCCTCGGAAAAATTAGCCGACGCGCCTTGTAGGTATAGCTGCAGTTGCGGAGGTAATTGTCCCTCGTCTAATGCCGCCAATATCTGCAGCCCTTGAACTGCTCGATCTCTTCGGGAGCGGTCTTCTGGTGCCAGGGTTGCTGGATCTTGCGCAACCCGACGACGCAACGTTTGCTCTTTTGCTCTTAAACCCGCTCGCAGCTCCATTATTTCTTTTTGCAGATCACCCATAGTAATTCCCTAGTTGACTAGCGCGTTGGCGGCAGCTGCACCGGCACCCGTTTGTGCCGTGTTTGCTCCTTTGGTCAATCTGTTGTACTCCGCACGCAAGGACTGAACCTCTCGCAACAGATCCGGCGAATTTTGCGCCTCCATCATGTGCTGCTCATAACGCAGATTAAATGCAATTGGATTGTTTTTTTGCAGTTCTTCTCCGAATGCATCTTTTTCTTGGAACTCAAGCGATGCTTTGTACAAAATTTGGGCGCGTTTATTTTGGAATTGCAGAGTGCGCAACATTAGCCTGTTTGCTGCTGGCGATTTGTCTAACGCCGCTGTGCCTTTCACAACAAAATCTAGGTCTTTGTCCGTTGGGTTAACACCAAGCTGTTTCACAAGAGGCAACACAAGACCAACCGACAGCGACTGGAAAGCCTCCTCGCCTGTCGTGCCTTTTACATCTATGCCCAAGGCCTGACCAATTTTACGCGCTTGCATAAGAGTCTCAGCGCCAAACCCAGTCTCCACGCCCGCATTGAGTAAGTTCATCATTTGTTGCGCAGCGTCGCTGGTTCTAATGGCTGTATTATAAGAGTCTCTGTATGCATCTCCCTGCTTATAAAAACTATCTAAAGCGCGCGTTCCTGCCTGATTAGCAGCTGTGTTTATGTTTGTCTGCGATCTCGCTAGAAGTACCTGCTCGTCAAATACCTTCTTCTTTTCGTCAGGAAGGTTCTCTCGGAAACTGAAGTTCTTTGTTTTATCAGTGGCAAAACGATTATCGTAAGTGCTCAGAACATCGAATGCGCCGGCAGGGTCAGTCATCGACTTTGCCAGATACGCACGCTGTATTTGCGCGGGATATGTTGCTAGGTCAACGCCCATCGCTAAAGCGCGGGCTTGGCCTTCGCGTGTTAGGTTTTGCACCGAGGTTGCGTAATCTAAGCGCGCCTGGTTACTGCGCAGCCTATTGAATTGAGCCGTCGGGCTTTCTTTTAAGAACAGCGCCTGTTGGATCGGCGTGAGCACCAGGTTGTTAAAGGCGTTTGAGACGCCCTCCCGTAAATTTTTAGGGGCCTTGAATTCTTGCGGCTGTGCATATTTAGCCAACAGATCCGCTGCCATCATTGGCTGAGCTGCCGCTGCTTGTTGTTGCGTCACCACTGGCGTAGGCGGTGGCGTTGGCGCTGCGCCTACAGGCGAGGATTGAGCGGCAGCCATTAACTGCTTCTGTTCTTCAGTTAATAAAAGTGGGTTTACTTGCATTAGATTAGCCTCTGCTGTGCGCTGTTCATAAAACCGCCTGTCGGTAACTGCACCGTGGCTTGCGCGTTTTGAAAGTCTTGCTGAGCTTGCTGCTGGAATGCCTGCATCTTTGCCATGTCGCCACCAGAGAGCGGCTTGCCCTCTTGTATTTTTTGAGCAATCGCTTGTATCTCATCGTCAAAAAACTTTGCAGGATCTTGCAGCGCGCGCGCAGCGCGGCTGCCGCTAAATGCGTTGCCGACTGTGTCAATCGGATTCATCACAGCGTCAGCTGCCCCCCTGGCTGCGGTCATCAGACCACCGCCAACGCTCTGCGCCAGCCTTCCTATTGAGCTTATAAACATTACTGACCTGGCAACCCTACGTTAGTAGACGACCCTTTGCTGCGACTAGTGAGCGGGTTAGGCAAGATGCCGGCACCGCTACGCAGCACGTCGAACATGCGGAGCGGGTAGTCGCGCTCTTCTTCAAAGCGCCGCAGTCTGTCGTTGAGCAGCTGCTGCGCCGCTGCCTGCTGCTGAGCGCCTACGCCAGTTAACTGGCTTGCGTCTTGGAATGCCTGCGCCCTGGCAGTGCCGCCCAGTTGCGCCAATTGGCCCGCCCCCGCCAGCTGCTGCTGCGCAGCAGCCAGCGCGTTTTGCTGATTCGCCAGCGCTGCGCGCAGGCCTGCGTCTTGGTTGCCCTGCCCAACCTGCGCCGCCAGCTGGTTAGTCGCCAGGCCGGCTTGTTGGTTTGCAAGCCCAGCCCTGAGCGCGGCGTCTTGGTTTGACAACATGCCCTGGTTACGGGCCTGACCTGCAGCCAAGGTCGCGTCCAGGTTGGCACGCTGGGCGGCCAAGTTGTTTCCGGCGTTAAGCTGGCTGGCCTGTAATTGGTTTGCGGCAGTTGCCTGCTGAGCCTGCAGATTCTGAGCGCCTTGCGTTGACTCCATCGCCTGACGCGCGGCTTGGTTTGCGCGGGCAATGTCTAGCTGGCTTTGTAGGTTCTGCGAGCCTGCTGTGAGGCCGGCTTGCTGGTTCGCCAGGCCGGCGCGTAGCGCCTGGTCTGCTGTAGTCGTGCCTGCAGTTAAACCAGCTTGTTGATTGGCTAAAGCAGCGCGCATGTTGGCGTCTTGCGCGGCTAAGCCGCTTTGCAGTGCCTGGCGTCCAGACTCAGTTGCTGCCTGCAGCCCCAGCTGCCCGCTGGTGGTTGCCGCGTTAAGCCCCGACTGTTGGTTTGCCAGGTCGGCTTGCAACCCAAGCTGCGCAGATTGCAATCCTGCTTGCTGTGCGCGGCCCAAGTCAGTCTGCGCCATTTGCTGCGCGTTCTGGAATCCAGCTTGGCGCAAGTTTGCCGCCGTACGTGCCGCTGTGTCTGCAAATGCGCGGTTTGTTTCTGCCTCGACCAATCCCTGGCGGTCGCCGCCAAAGGCGTTTGCGGCCACTGCGCTTGCTGCGTTCTGGTTCTGCGTCATCTGCCGAGCGCGGTCTAAGTCACCCAGCGCGGCGTCGATCACGCCGGTGGTGTACTGGGACTGATACGGCGACAGGTTTGTGTCTGCCAGGCTCTGAGCGCCTACCGTCTGCGCAGCAACGTCGCGGCTCGTAATTGGCGCTACGTTGATCTGGTTTGTCGCAACCGCGTCTACTGGGCCAACCTGCTGAGCGGTGACGCCCTGGGCGGCTACGCGCTCTGGCGACAACGCCGACAGCGGGCCGATACGATCCATGCCAAGCTGACTTGCAGTTATCGCCCCAGGCGTTGCGACCTGCTGGTTCTGTATGTTGTTAAAACCAATACCAGTATCAACACTGCCTGCACCTACCGCGCTTGGGGCAGAAGGCATCCCAACGGTGCCAGCTGCGACGTTTGTCGGTGCAAAGCTGGCCACGCCGCGCGCGGCTGCCATTGCGTCGGCAAGCTCAGCTTGGCCAA